TTCATACCTAACCTCCATAAATTCGTAAACAACCGGCTTTGCTTGGCATCCTGCCAGACAAGCCAACAATAAAACTAAACGCATCATGCTTCCTCCAAAGGATCGGTAACGCCGTCGCGTTACTCAGTACGGAGCCAGGGCCCTCTTTGACTGATCCACATGGACAACCCTCGCCGCTTTCGCGGATGCTCTACTCAATCGATCCGCTCACCAATGCAAACTGCTTGTCAATCTTGACCGGCGTTGTTGCGTTGCTGATTAACATTTCAGCAAACTGCACCGTGCCTGCAGTTGCGCCGATGGTTAAACCAACCGAAGCCACCCCATCAAGATCACTTTGGCCGTCAATCAACGTACTCGCAATCGACCCTGCTGATCCGTTGACGATTCGTAACACAGAGCGATTTGTGATGCCTTGGCTGATTGACAGCTTGCATCCTTCAATCGCAAAGTCGCAACGGTCAAGGTAGATGACCTCGTAGTTCGTGTTGCGTGTAGTCGTCATCTCGACGTATCGCAGTTCGACTGATGGTCGTCTTTGCATCGATGAGTACGTAGCGATCTGCCCAACAACACCGCTACCAATTGGCTTGACGACAACAGGCTCTGCTGCCGATCCAAGCATCCTCAAGTTGCCCCAAACTTGAAACGGCACTCCAAGAGGAGCAACCTCGATAGTTGATCCGGCCTCAACCACCAGCGTACCACCGAACCTAACAACAACAGGCTGACTGAGCGTGTAATTGCCCTTTGGCACTGTGACCGCTTGACCTGACTCAACGACGCGAATCGGAAATGCAGTTTGTGCATTAGCAACCGAACCAACCAACGCCAACGCAACCGACAAAACAAAACGTAACATATCAAACCTTTCAAAAAACAAACAAACAAAACTGACTGAAACTGATTGGCTAACTGACTACCAAGGACGCCCTTGCCCATCCTGTCGAGGTTGTGAAACTGGTGCTTGTGATTGTTGCGGTACGCTTCGCTCTAACTTTACATAGCCTTTGACGCGATTAACCTTCGACGTCGTGCCGTTGTAAGTGTTATCCTCAACGCCAACGCTTAGCAATAGTGGATAGTTGCAAAGTTGCGACGTGTCCGACACCTTGCGTCCAATCGCTTCGCAGATCGCTTTGAGCGTGCTACGTGCAATGTCGCGGGGCTTGTCATTCGGATGCCACAGGTTGAGATTATCCCAGAGTTTACGCCCTTGGTAATCGCCTGCAATCACCTCCAACTCTAGCTCCACGTAACGAGAGCCTGACTTGCTGGTCTTCTCGGTCGTCGTCGTAATTACCGCTTGGTACTTGCCCTCAGGCAATACGCCAACTGGACGCGATGCTTCGTATTGGTCTAAATCGAAATCAATATTCACTGCTATTCTCCGAACTGAATTTCACTGGCCGGATCAACAACCGATGCGGCTACGCTGCCGCTAGGCTTGATCTCGTTTTTCGTTAGGTAGGGGTAAAAGGATGCGATGTCCATCGGGATCTCATCCGGCATACCGAGACGGTTTTTCGCCTCGATGCTTTGCATGTTGTTGCAGACGATGACGCGATCTCCCTTCGCCGCTACCGTTCGCTTCCCTTCATCCGCCTTGCGTGCAATGCGACGATGTTTGCAGAATAGCACCTCGTCACACCATTCGCTCACACAAGCCGAGCCGACGCGATGCAAAGCAGGTCGGTAGTAGTTGTATCCGTCGCCTTCTGGATCGGCGAACTTATCGATAGTCTCGTGGCAAGTAAGCACGATATTCCGACCTTGTTTCCAAAGGTACGTCAACCCAGCGAATACGTCCTGCCATGATTTCGCCAAGGATTGATAGCCCTTGCCAAATCCGATGTCCTCAATGGTTTTCTTGCCGTGTGCGGATGCAACTTCGAGCATCAACAACTTCTCCAACCAATCGACCGTATCGATCACGATTGTGGCGTAGTCCGTTTGTGGCAGTTCCAACGCTAGCAGTTGCTGAAACTCTTTGTAACTGCGGATCACGTCCGTCGAGTCGCACTCAATATCACCGATGCCGTCTTCCATGTTCAGAAACAACGGATGCGGAAACTGACTTGCCAGCGTTGACTTGCCAACGCCCGGCTCGCCGTAGATGAGCATCCTTCGTGATCTGGATTGCTTGCCTTTGTTTATCTTCATTAGAACCTCACCTCCTCACCGAACGCTTTGAACTGCTCGGTATTCAAGTCGTAAATCTCTTGCATGGCGCCAGTATCGATTGCCGACCAATCGACCTTAAAACCAGCGTCACGCATGTACTCAAACTCTCTATCTAGCTCCGCATCGCATAACTCTCTTGCGTGCGTTTGTGGCAAGCGACGAAACGCCATCGCCTGCCCTTCGTCGGATGTAACCTTTATCCAGAAGCACCAGTTCACTTCGCACCGTCGCTTTCTGCGAGTTGCTTGAGCAATTCATCTGCATAACGCAAAGACTCAGTTGCAAGCACCATCGGGCCGCCGGATACGTTGTCGCAAGCCAATAGCCCCTGCAACGCCATTCCAGCGAACCACTCACGCTTTGTCAGTCCAAGGTCCCAATCATTTGGAAAGGCAGACTCCCGCCCGTTCTTATCTTTATTCATCCTACTCACCTCCCATTAAAAACCACAACACAACACCGACCACGCTTAGCACGGTGCCAAGCTCGCAAAGGTCATGTAGCATCAAGTTCATCGTCGTCGAAATCCTTCTCGTCCTGCGTTCGCAAGTCTGCGTGCATCGGCAAGCACTTACGATCCCTTATTCCTTTATTCCAAGACCTGCGAATCTCTTTCGATTCTTCCAGGTAACCTTCTTTTGCAAGCTGCCTTAGAACGGCGAACTTGCAGTTGTTGCAATATTTCTCGTCGCGGACTCTTGGCTTAACTCCGCATCTGTCGCAAAGTTTGTCAGCCATGATTACTCGCAATCCTTCACGCCGGATGCCTCTTTCATTGCAACTACTGGCACCATGCCGTTACCGGGCTTGAGCCTGACATGCAAACGCCTTGACTCATGGTCATACTCCAAAACTTGCAAAATAAACACCGTGCCATTTTGCGAAAAGATGTCTAACGCATCCCTACCGCTTAGATCCTCAACAATAGCAGCAATTGGAAATGATCCAATCTTCCGAGTCTGAAAATACTTTCTGTCCATGTTTTACTCGCAATCATCGCAATGCGTTACACCCGCAAACAGGATCGCCGCGACGCCCGCAGCGAAACCTAAACCGAGACAACCGACAACTAGGGCAATTAAGGCCATTATTTTAGCTCTCCTTTCGCCTTGAGAACGTCACGTCTTCTGAGTGCGAACATCGCCCAAGCCGCATGAGTTCGCTGGGACGCTCTGTTCTTATCAAACCACCTCGCCGCCTCTTCGCTGTTAAATCCTTGCAATAGTAACGCATCGCAAGCCTCAGTCTCTCGCTCGTCGTACGGCATCCCGTCGCGGCTGTACTTGGTTGCCTGAGTGGTAGACGGTCGCTCTGTAGCCGCCACCTTAGGGGCTGATGATGTCTTGCATGAAGTCCCTCCCATCCAGTGATTTATAATCATCACCTGTTGCTCGTACGGCAACTTTAAAATAGCCTCTTGCACTTCAAGTATGTTCACAATCAAACCTCCAAAAACTTAATTTGAAAAACAGAAAAACCATTCTCGAAAAAACCAGCGTACTTGATCTCGACAAAACTACACCTTTCAGAGTCAGTCAATTCCATCGGCAAGTCATCTTCAATCGTTACCGTCGATTTCGTCTTAGGTCGATGAAACTTTAACTCCACCGGCTGATAAATCATCATCGCTCACCCCTTCGCACTCGTTCGCCTAGTTCCGCTTTCAACTGCTTGACACTCACGCCAAGAATCTTCGCTGCTCTTGCTAGGCAAGCCTCAAAGACAAATTCAGAGAGCGTAATTCCTTCGAGTGATGCTGCCTTGCGGATCGCGTCAACCCATGCGGATGGCTGTGTTGTGTCTAGTCGTGCGTTGCTACTCATCTTTCCCATCCCTCCTAATAAAGTCTAGAAATTTATGCATGTCATGCGATGCCCTGCTAAGCGTCAAACTCAACTCGATCATCTTGCCCAAATGTGCGTGTCCAACGTGATCGCCCTTTGCCGTATCCGGCATCAAGTCTAGTTGCTGAGCGATTGCATCGAGCAGCATCGATGCTGTGTTGATTTGTGCGTTGTAGTGGTCGTGGATGCTCATTAGGCCCTCACCCCATCTGCACCGAGTCCAGGCCCGCGAACAATCGCAGGATGTGCCGCTGCGTTAATCTTGCGTTGCACTCGCTTCGCTTCGGCCTGCGCTGCCTCGAGCGTTGCGTGATTGCGTTTGTACTTGACCGAAACACCGCCGAAAAACACTAGCTCAAATTTCATCGCATTATCTCCAAAAAAACTAAAGACTAAAACCAAGACCGCCTGAGCGGTTTCGCCGTTCCCGGCTCGTCAGTTGGCTTACCACGCAACAACAACCTCGGCAACTGCATCGCCAACATAGATTTCGCTGCCGAAATCAGTACCGCACCCCTTATCTTCGCCGCTAATCAAAATAACGCTTCCGCCGATGCCCTTGCTGTACTTTGCGTACTCAAGGCAATCTCGCAGCGAACTAAATGCACAAGTGCCAGGTAACTCATCGTCGGTCATTACGTCGCCATCCCAGTTGTAGCTAACTCGCATCGCATCACCGACGCTAACTGCGTGATCTACAAACCGAAAACCGTGAAAAACTCCGCTTGCTGTCAACTCTTGCGACTTTGCTTTGATTGCTTCAACTGTCATCATTCAACCCTTTACTTGAGAAACTTGCTG